AAAATTCTGTTTGATCCACCGCTTGCCCCTGCAGCTGGATTTGAAATGCCCAGACCCATATTGCCCGAGCTGTCGATTCGCATCCGCTCCGTCATGACATTACTACCATCTGGAGTTGTATAAAACTCCAAACGACTCGGCCAATCATTTACGCCCCAATCACCATCAGATTTAGCAATAATTTGTGCTGCTTCGTTTTCGTCACCTGTTGGAGCAGCGCCAAATACGATTGTTCCAAGACCATGTCCACCACCATTAGGTGGTGTCGAGGCTCTTTGCAAAAAGATTCCACCTTCAAAACCGTCGGTCCCAGCATTATTGCGAACAACTAATTTATAATTTTTAGTGCTACTAGATCCACCAACGAGCAGCCTCCCCGAGCTGTCGATTCGCATTTTTTCAGTGCTGCTATCTCCGTTATTTGCACCGTTGTAAAACTCGATTGTTCCAGAACTGCCGCGAATTTCTAAATCGTTACCAACAAGCTTGATAGGTGCGTAATAAGTGTCCGCTTGGTTAAGTCGAATAGCAGGAATGGAAGCAGCTTTAATTTCTAAATTTGCGCCAGGACTCGTAGTGCCAATCCCTACGTTGCCCAAGAAGCTTGCATTTCCATTTCCCTGAAGTTGACAATTCCAAGCTGTATTTGCGCCGTTTCGGATAAACACACCATTTGAGTCTGATCCACGAATTAGCAAATTTTGGTTGGCTGTTATATCACCTCCAGATACATGCAGCAATGTGCTAGGCGAACTAGTCCCTATGCCTAAGCGGCCCGAGCTGTCGATGCGCAGGCGTTCGCTGCCATTGGTATTGAGGATCATGTCACTGGCAGCGCAGCCAAGCTGTGGCTGACCGGATGACTGCCCAGTGGATTTAAAGTTGAGTACAGAAGCAGATTGGCTGGTTTCTATAAGACCCGCTTGTGTGCTTCCTGTTTGGTAAACATGGAATCGCGTGGTGGGAGTGATACCAACTCCAACATTCCCCGAGCTGTCGATTAAAATTGCATTGGTACCAGCAGTAGACAGACCAATACTGTTAGTGCCTGCATAATATAAACCATTATCAGTATCACCACTAAACGTATAAGAAGGTGCTGCAGCAGTACCAGAAGCTACAAGTACTTTTTCTGCATCAAAACTACCACTGATAGTTAAACCACTAACAGTTAGATCAGGATTTTCTAAAGAAGTACATCCTGTAATTGCACCGTCGCCGCCAAGTCGTAATGTCATTGTTCTTTAGATTAAACGATGGACCAGTTCTCGCCAGTGCCAATAGTGACAGTGACACCGGAATTTAAATAAATAGGACCACAACTTGTGGCATTTTCTCCTGATGGCAAAGTATAACTAGTAGTTACATTTTGCTCATTCAATACAAACACTCTATCACCGCCAGAACCAGTAGCACCACCACCAAGGATGGCCCAGTCTCCGTCATAACCTTCAAATTGATTGAGGGTTGTGTTGTACCGGATCATGCCGGTAGCTGATGTTCCTGGTCTTGCTGATGTAGTTCCGGATGGAATTTTTAACGCCCCACTACTAAACATGTGGGTGTCGCCATTACCTGAAACACGTACCCATTCAGCGCCATCAGCTGTAATAGAAATTGTGTTAGGGGCTACGGTAAAAATACCAGTGTTTTCGTCATCAATAAAAGTAATTGATGGTTCAGTTGCACTACCACTTTCAAAGTAAATGCGGTCAACACCAGACAACGTACCGGTAACTGTTAGATCACCAACAATTCCTGTGGTAAAACGCCCAATGGCACCTGAAATAGTGCCACTATTAGTTGTAATATTTCCAGTTACGGTATTGTAATTACCGCTATTTGTAATATCACCATAAACATCAAGGTCACCACTGATGATGACATTGCCACTAAAAGTAGGATTACGAAGAAGTCCGGAGACAGGTACAGTAACACTTGCCTCGTTTGGAGAGACCCCTGTAGTAAACGTTATAAAATCAACGCGGACTTCGCCAAATTGTGGCATGATTAAAAGATCTCAGCTACTACCTTTAAATACATTCTAACTTAACTACCCCAAATCGTTAGAACCGCGCCATAAGTACCAGATGTAATCGTTACTCGTTTTGCCCCAGCTGCAGTTGCGTTAATTTTATTTCCTGCATCAGTATAAAAACCTGTATCACTATCATCTTTAAAGGTAATAGAAGGTGCACTGACAGTCCCCGATCCAAAAACACCTTTCGTTGCTTCTAAAGTTCCAGTAATGGTTACACCTGTTTGACTTGCAAAGCCGCTGGCAAAAGTAACAACTCCACTTAAAGTTGTTATTCCTTTAATAACAACATCGCCACTAATAGTTAAATCGTCTCCAATAATAAAATCATCGTCAACAAATAAATCTTGAAATGTTCCAGTTGTATAAGCAAGTGTTGTTCCTGTAATTGTGTTACTAGTATTAATTGCAAAAATGCCGGTTGTTCCTAATACACTTTCTCCTGTAACAGTAGTTCCTGTAACAGTAGTGAATCCTGCTGTTTCTCCAGTTACATTTACAAAAATTCCTGTAACAAAATTAACAGTAGTGCCACTTGCTAATGTATTAAAAATACCTGTTGTTACTTGAGCTGTAATGCCAGTAAACGTATTACCAGTTACTGTTCCAGTAAATGCTCCGCTTGCGGCTTGAACTTCTGTAAGAGAATTAATAACTTCACCAGAAATTCTTAATCCACTAATATCTGTACTAGCAAAAATGCTACCTGCTTCGACATTAATATTGCCACCTGTAATAGTTAAACCACTAAGATTGCTTGACCAATAAGGAGTCGTTCCTGATCCACGCGAAACTAAAGGCTGCCCATGAGTACCAAAGTTTTCTCCTTGTAAACCAATTGCGCCAAAAGGATTAATTCTTAATTGTTCAGTACCACTTGTTGTGACACCAAGTACGTCACCTACTTGCCCTGAAACTGAACCAGAAGTTACAAAAAATCCTGTATTGTTATCTTCTACAAAAGTAATAGAAGGTGCAGCTGCACTACCAGAAGCAAAAACTCCAGTCTGTGCATTAATTGTTGTACCTGAGAATGATGTACCAGTTACGTTAGTAAAAACACCTGAAACACCGCTAAATGTTGTAAATTCTGCACTGGTTCCAGTGGCTGTTACAAAGTGGCCACTGGTGGTAGCAATTGTTGTACCAGTAATAGTGCCGCTGACATAAACATTATCACCGCTAATGGTGCCCCCTGTAATAGTCGGTGCAGTAATAATGGTGTCAAAATTACCCGACTGAGCAGTAATTGTTTGACCACTAACTTCACCCGTTACAGAAATACCAGAAGCAATATAACCAGAGCCACTAATAAATAAATTTTCTAAAACAGTAAAGCTACCACTAACAGTTTGGTCGCCACTAAACTGAAGGTTGGCTGCTGTTAATGTTTGTACATCTAAATTTTTAAATAATCCAGATACACCGGTAATTGTAGTTCCAGAAAGATTGGTAAAGAAACCAGAGGTACCATAGGTTGCTGCAAGATTTGCAGTATCACCAGTAATAGTAATGCCAGAGAATAATGTAGCGTTTGAAATAAATCCCGTAAGATTTAAAAACTGTCCGTAATCACCAGTAATTGTGGTGCCAGACAAATTGGTTACATCAATAAAAGTTCCGGTTGTTCGTTCAAAAAACGCGGAGTTACCTGTAATGGTGTTACCAGAAACTTGGCTTGTAAAAACTGCTGTTTGACCAGTAATATTTGTAAATTGACCAATATCACCTGTAATAGTGGCACCAGAAATTGTGCCTGTTGCGTTAATATCATTGGCATTAATGGTCCCACTATGGGTCAGAATGCCTGTAAACGTTACATTATTAGCAGTTAAGGTATCGATCTGTCCAACTTGTGCATATAAATCATTGATATCAGCGTCAACAATAATGCCAGATACAACACCAACGCTTACGCCAGTTACTGTTGTACCAGAAATAGTATCAAAATAACCACTAACAAAATCTATTGTGACGCCAGTGGCCTTAACAAAATCACCACTGACTATTTCAATAGTGCTGGCATTAATTGATGTAGCAGCAATTTCTTCAACAACAATTCCACTTTCAATACGTACATCACCACTAATAAAAACATCTCCACTAACAGTTACATCTTTTTTAACTGTTAGGTTTTCTTCTATTAAAACGTTATTATCAAATGTACTTTCACCGCTAACAATTAAATAGCCAGAAACAATCACGTTTCCAGCTATAAACGGATCAATCTCATTAACGTTTATATAATAATTATCTAAATAAGCGCGAAAATTTTCAAATGTAATTTTTTTGTTGCGTAATGCAGGGTCAACCTCGAAGACGTGAACAAGTGTTAAAACATCTTGATCATCAATATCTCCAGGTAAAATAACCGGAAACTGAGTTATCCTGCGATTAGGCACACCACAACATCCAACCTATCCCTTAATTATAGGTTGGCTTAATTAGCACGAATCTCAATGCGTGGCAAGATATTTGTGGTAAAGTTCCACGCTGCCTGTACGCCTGTAACTGCAATGCAAGCAACAACAAAAATAGCTAATAACTCAGGCCGTGTTAAGTTCCTGCGGACTACACGAACTTGCTCGGTAACTTGCGCGGTAGGAGCAGGTTGTGAAATATTATCTGGATATTTTTTAGGAATATATTGCGAACCATCCATTGAGAGTTCCATCCCGGGAGGAGCCTGAGGAGGAACAAAAGAAACAGGAGGTTGTGAAGCGGCAGGACGTTGTGCCGTAACCTGTTCAATAGCTTGTTGCATTGCGATCCGACGCATCTCCTCAAAGTTAGGCATAGCAGGTTGCTGTAGCGCTTGAGGTGGAACTGCACTGCTAGGCACTTGCTCTTCCATGATTAAAACGTTAATGTATAGAAACTGTAGCAGTTTTATAACTTTATGGCGACCGATTTATCAGATATTGCAGCTGAATTAAAAGGTATCCGTAACATTCTTGCTTCTATGTGGCATAGTCGATATCAAGCTGGAGAAACTGACCAGGTTTCCCCTGAAATTTATGCTGATGAATACATTTCTACTGAAGAATGTGCGCGTCGTTTAGCTGTTAGCGATCAAACAATTCGCAATTGGATTCTTCAAGGCAAAAAAGGAAGTGGTTATGGCTGGACTCAAGGTGTACATTATATTACAATCCCTGTAGGTCCACGGAAACAAATTATCAGGATCCCCTGGAATCACCTGATTCTTTCGTTTACAAAGGGCGAAGATATTACATTACGCAGCTTTGACCATAATGGAGCAAAGCTTTATAGCAAGAAAAGCAGAACTCAACTTGATAACATTCCAAACCCCAGTGTCCCTGATAGTGATGACGACTAATGCCCCATCGTTTCGATGGCATCAATATAGATGCTTTAACTTTTGATAACTATCATGACTTGTTACCAAAAACCTTGGCTAAACAAGTTGATATGTTCGTTCCGCCTCAAGGTTCATTTGACGAACGCATTATGCGTCGTTATATTCAGTCTATAAAGGACTTTGAATTAGAAGATCCCAATAGTCATACCACTCTTGCTAATCGTTTACGACTGGCATTTAAAGACATGACTCCTGAAACAATCTGCTCACGCTTTCCAAATGCAGATCTACCCTTAAAGCGCCGTCTTCGTTGTGTTGCTGAATACCTAATTCGTTCTCAAGAATTCATCAAAATGAAAGACGAAAATGGTAAGCTAATCAAGAAACGCGGCATCCTTGGCAAAATGGTTGTCATCTATCAACCAATGCCTAAGATGTTAACAGTGTTAAAAAAACAAGGACTTCTTAAAAATGAACAGAGAACAAATGCTGGAGAAAGTCCTAGGTAAAGATGGAAAACCTGAATATCTAAACTCAGTTGTCAAGATGGTTCTTGGCGATATGGGTGAATTTTTTTATAAATTTTGGCAAGAGTCAGGGCCTGGTGTTATGGTTTTGCAGCCAGGGGCAGAAGACAAAGGGATGTTTTGGCTAACATTGCAAGGATTAAATCAAGCAATGGAAGACTCTGATTCTAAAGAGTTTAGCGATCATTTGCAAATAATTCTTGAGGCTGTTCAAAAAATTGACCCAACCAAAAAAGCTGGTTATATGATCTGGGATGAACGTGGCACTCGTTATTTTGAAGTAGATTATGAACAGCAAATTGAAAGTTAATGGGGATTAGGCGTGGAAACAAACGTGTTGAAGACTTTGAATGGATAACAAATCGTGATTTAGTTGACTCTGCTCATTATGTAATGGGCGGCATTGATTTAGATCCGGCTTCTTCAAAAGTTGCAAATGAATATGTAGGGGCCAAAGAATTTTATACTATTAAAGACGATGGTCTTAATGAAAAAAGCTGGCACGGAAACGTGTACTTGTTTCCCCCAGCCCAATCATATTTTTGGCATAAAAAATCCCAACGTTGGAAAACAACCCGTGGTTTATCACCTACTTTAATTTCAGGTCAAGCTGTTTGGTGGAAAACACTTAAGCGTAAATGGTTGACTGGAGAAATTGAATCTGGAATTTATTTTACAAATTATATGGATATGGCTATGTACTGTCAAGATATTTTTGACCATCCGGTTTGCATCATGGCTAGCAGACCCACATTAATTCGCCACTATTTTCATGACAACAAATTTGTTCGTATGAACACAGCTTCATCAATGATCGTTTACTTACAGCCAAAGCATAATATAGAAGAGGCTACTGAATGTTTTGTAAATACTTACAGCCCAAAAGGAAGGATTATCCTGTAGAGTTGTGAAACTGCTTGCTGTATATGAGCGTTCTCAGCGACAAAGAAATCAAAGATCTTGCCAAAAACGGTATGATCAGTCCGTTTAAAGATCATCTTATTAGCGAAGAAGATGGTATTAAGCGGTTAAGCTATGGACTTAGTTCATATGGTTATGACATTCGCTTGTCGTCATCCCAGTGTTTACTCTTTGGTGGTGTCCAACATGGAATGTGCGATGCTAAAAATTTTGATCCTGAAATTTTAAAGGAGACTGAACTTCATGAAGATGACCGAGGCCAGTATTTTATTCTTCCTCCTTTTGGCTACTGTCTGGGCGTTGCTGTTGAACATTTATCTCTTCCCAGAGACGTTACCGTGGTTGCCGTGGGTAAAAGCACATATGCCCGTGCTGGAATTATGGCAAACATCACTCCAGCTGAAGCTGGCTGGGAAGGTCATTTGACACTGGAGATTAGTAACTGCACTCCTTTATTCAATAGAATTTATGCTAATGAAGGCATCTGTCAACTCTTGTTCTATCGTGGTCAACCCTGCAATGTTAGCTATCAAGAGCGCAAAGGAAAATATCAGAAACAACCAGCTCAAGTAGTCTTAAGTAAAGTCTAAAAATTTCCAAAAGTGGCCTTGGGTTTATCTGCATAATTGGTAGAACCTGCATAGGGGAAATCATCACCCTGTACAAGGCCAGTCAATTGTCCTGATCTATCTGTATATGGTTGATCGTAATTGCGTTTTTGACGAAACTTTGCAGCACTACGAGCTGCTCTCAGCGACTTTTCAACACGATTCTGTTTTGCTTCACCCGCAGCATCACCTATCCGTGCAGTTCTTCGTTCAGCAGAATCCAAATTACGTAAATCAACATCATAAGAATCCTCAGGATTTAAATCCGAGATAAACTTTGTAGATGTTGCCGAATCCTTAGAAGGATCGTATGTAGATGAGTAAGCCATATATCAATTATAATTAAAGAAAATCGTAGTAAGAAAATGCATTTTTTAGATGAGTTTATGGGTAATAACGATACCCTTAAAACTCGATTAACGACATTAGATACTTTTGGTCAGCCGCTAGCTAATGCAACAAATGACGTTCCGGTGTATGATCAATACAACACTGGACTGGCAGTAACACAAGAAAACATGTCAGATCGTGTTAACTTAGCAGTAGATCCAAGAGCACAACCACGATGCGGAATAACGGGAACAATTCCATCAGTCGAGGACGGAATGATGCATGGGGCCATGCCTCAGCCACGGCAATTAGTCGTAGACATGGGCCAGTTGTCACCGGAGGAGATGGAATTAGCGAAAGAGAATCAACGCCGGATGGTGGCTGGTTTCAACCGATCATAGATAGCGAAGGTGAAATTAGTGATTGTCCTGACGGAGTATGTCCCGTACCTTGGGCAACCAAAGAAGAACATCCTGTTTTAGTTGACAATATCAACCATCCTTCACATTACAACGATGGAGGGCTTGAATGCATTGAAGCCATTGAAGCACAGCTAACGCCAGAAGAATATAGAGGGTACCTAAAAGGTAACGTAGCAAAATATGTTTGGCGCGAAAAACATAAAGGGGGTATTGAGTCACTTAAAAAAGCCCAGTGGTATTTAGATAAACTGGTTAATTTAGAATATTAGTAAATACATTTTTATCATGAGCAATTCTAATCTTAAAGATTTTCAGGCTCAGCTTGCACAAATGCTACAACCTCAAGTGGGTCCACTCCAAGAAATGGGTCCACAAGCTAATACACCTCAGGCTAGTAAAACTCCGGCTCAATTAGATGTCGAATCTGCCTTTCGTCAGGCGCAAGCTAATAACAATGCCCAGATGCAACAAGCTGATAAAGCAGCAATGCAGGCCAAGCTTGCAGCTCTTCGTGCAGAACGGAATGCAAATAATGGTGGACAAGATACTCGTATGAATCAGTATGGAGATCCTGCTGGAACAGTCTATATGGGCGGCACTCCTAACTTTTATGGTGATTACACAGGTGCAGATGGGACCTTCACGGGTAAATCAAAATTTGCATTTGATGGTTCTTCAAAACCTGCAAAAGAAAAACCAAAGGCTGGGCGTCAAGCCTCAAAAACAAGCAAGCAAGCTGCAAAAGCAGAAACTAAAAAAACCACAACTAAACCAAAGGCAAAATCTTCAAGTACTAAAGAAGTAAGCTCTGCAAAGAAAAAAGTTACAACTGCAAGAAATAAAGTTGCAACTGCAAAAACAAAAGTTGAATCTGCAAAGAACAAAGTAGCGGCAGCAAAAACACCGGCTAAACGTAAAGAAGCAGTGGCTAAGCGTAAAGATGCTGTGGCTAATCGTAAAGAAGCAGTGGCTAATCGTAAAACTGCAGTAACTGAGCGTAAGTCTGCAGTAACTACACGACAAAAAGAAAAAGAAAAGGCTGCACGGCAAAAAGAAAAAGCTGCGCGTCAAAAAGAAAAAGCTGCGCTTCAAAAAACAAAGGCTGCGCGTCAAGCAAAAAAGAAAAAATAAATTCTTTTAACTATCATGGCTAATCCAGATTACTATGATTTAAAAAAACTGCGGCAGTTGTATCAAAAGCCCAAGGGTAAACCTAAAGCTAATCCCAACACCGCAGTATTTTCTAAATCTAAATTGTCAGCCAAGAAAAAATTAAATAAAAATTGAAGGCGGCTCTTCGTCGTCTTCAAATTCTTCAAAGCCTTCTTCCATCATGAGTTTGGCAACAGCCAGCTCTTGCAATTCAATATCAGAAGGGATGTTAAATTCAACATCCACTCCTTCTGCTGTCAAAAGATCTTTAAGTGACTGAAGTTCCAATAGCCTTCTGCTATACAAATTTAATAGTGCAGTGTGCATTTGATCCCATGTCATTTCATTTGCTGCTAACTCTGCTTTACGCATAGCAAGCTGCATATGTAATGGCATTTCGTATTGCTTGAGGCTACTGTCTTCCATATCAAGGTTTATTGCTTTTGTTATTCTACTTCCAGTCTTGATAGATTGCTTGTAATTCTTTGTCTGAAAAATCTTCTAGTGTGGTGTGATTGCTAAAATCGTTAGCAAAAGCTGATAACGTGTACGGATTCATACACTCTTGTAACCGTCTAATAGCAGCCACTTGTCCCTTAGAGCCGCTATACTCTCTAAAAGTTTTTAACAAAATATCCCTAGAGGCATTTAAAATTTGATTTTGTTCACTAAGAAACAGCTTAACCTCATGGCGACGGCGATCAATTAACCCACCGATAACCTGATGGTGGATATCAAAAATCCAACATGACATATCTTGTGCCGCTTCTCCATAGTCATTCTCCTCTAACCTATCAATAATATTGCTGTATAAAAAGGCGTCCCAACCAATAGAATGTATAAAAGAAATTAAAGCATTGATCATAGATTGATCTAAACCTAAATTTAATTCAAGCAATTGCTTTGCAATAGCCTCTACCTCATTAACAAGGTATTCCATTGCTTTTTCTTTGGTTACACAGTGGCCTTGTTTAACAGGTATGCCGTCAGGGTAAAATTGAGTACCATAACCAAAAGTATATGGTTCGGCACCCGTCTCTGGATCTGCATAAGCACGTTCATTAAAACCTTCAAACGTTTTAATTAAACGCAATGCTTCAGTATAAGGATACATAAAACCACTACATATCCCATAATTTTACATTATTTTCCTTGTCCGCGAGTTTTTTTACGTCCGTGATTTGGCTTGGAATGTTTTCCTTGTCCTTGCCTGGATTTTTTGGGTTTACCAACCACATAGCTGCCGCTTTTGTTCATAGGTCTAAAGATGCCTCACACATAATACTAAACAAAAATAACTTCATCTGCTGAAGTTTTTCTTGTTCTTCTGGTGGTCTTGCTGGGGAACCAGGCCAATATTGTATTGCATCACAAACAGCGGTATATAAAGTACGACAATCTTCAATACTAATGTCTATTTCTACATTTACCATTTCACTTTATGGCTCCAGTACCTAGCACTCATCTTACTTGGTTTGCTATCTTGTGCATTATGACGAGCATAGTAAGACTTCTTGCGTGCTTTATCTTTTGCTGTCTTTGGATTTTTACCAGCACCTTTAACGCCTTGTTGTCCAAAACGAATAATTTTTTCCTTGCCACCTTCACAGGCTTTAACAACATGTGATTTAGTTTTATGGCTAGGTGTTTTTTGTGGCTTGTTACAAGCCATTTTGTCTTTGTGTAATTTAGCTGCTGACGCTGCTTTCTTTGCTCTAGACATTAACCAAACAACCCACCGGTCCATGAATCTATTATCCCACGACCAGTATTAGAGGCATAATCTTCTTCTTCTGGAAATAAATCAAAATAACTTGTATTATCCACTTCATCTGCATCTTCATCTTCAATTCCATATAGATCGCCTTCTGTCCCTCCTAAAAAGCCTTCAAATTGCGCCATTGCTGCAAAAGGATCGTCACTAATTGAGGTTAGTTCTAAATCTCCTTTTAATGCTCGACCAAGAAAATCTAAATCAGCCATATCTTCTGATGTAGCATCAGGAAAAAATTCATTCATAAAATCTTGTTCACTTCCCTCGAATCCACTACCTCTAAATACTTCATATAAAGGATTAGTTGTTTCAACGTCAATATCTTCTATATCTTTTAAGGCCAATACAGCTTGGTCATAACTTAAATCTGGCGAAAAATTATAGCTAATCATCAACTCTTTCCATTCTTCTGAACCTTCTACAATGTCTCCTTTTTTTCCAAGAATTTGTAATGGGTCGCGTTGAATATAGTCAACACCTAATGTCTGTTGATTGACATCTTCTTTTTGCTCATTTAAAAACTTAATACCTTCACGAATGTCTTGCGCTTCTCCCGTTTCAAATGCTTCTTTAATATATTCTTTAACTTCTTCTAAACTTGCATCCATATCCTCAATACCAAATGTTTCTAAAACTTTTTTCCACTCTTCTTTATTTTCTAAAGGATCAATACCTTCTAACATCTCTGTTGCAAATTCTTCAGGTGTAACAAACTGCATAAATGCAGCATCTTCTAAACTAAGTTTTTCTTCTGCAACAAGAGGTAGCAATACATCATTAAAGTATTCATTCATAGTGCTATAACTAACAACATCTTTTGCTGGATCATATTTACCTTGTCCTGCTACTTGATAATGAAGTTTGGCAAATTGATCTTTATCATTTATATCAGCACCATAAAAATAAGCCCATTGTTCCCAGTCGTATGCAGATGCATATTCAGGAATGCCAGTTTTGCTTTTTGGATTTGACTTAGCTGCAGCCCAATCACGACTAACTTCGTCTCTTTGCTTTTCATATTTAATTTTTGTTTCTGCAACATTCATATAATTATTTTCTAAGTCTTCTTCAGAAATACCTTCTAGTGTTGTTGTTGGATCAAAGTAATAATCAACATCAAATACAGAAAGATCTGAGCTTTCTTTTAATGTATTAAATTGTGCTTTTGCACTTATCTCAGCTGTTTGTTTTAATTTATTCATTGCTGTTTGTGTTTGGAAAATATTTTGCTCATCTTCATCTAAAGTATCTAAATAACTAACAAACTCAGACATTGATTTAGACATATTAAAACGAGGTGTAATATAGTCTTTAATAAATCCAGAAATAAATTGCTGTCCTTCTTCAGTGGTTAAATCATAAGTAATTCTATTTCCGTCTTCATCTACACGTTCTCCTTGAATTTCTTCTAACCCTTCGTAGTAAGGTCTTAGACTTTCATTCATCCATTTGTCCCAATTATATTCAGCATTGTTTGATCCAAGGCCTGTCATTTCATCAAAGCCTTCTTCTAGATCACCTGCAATTTTGCGGGTGTCATAACCCATCATTCCTAAATAACCACCAACGCCACTGTCACCTAACAACGAATTAACAAGTGTTTTACTTGAACCATAAATTTCATTAAAACCTGGTAAGCCTCGAAACACATCCATCTCTCTTTCTTTTTCTTGTTGTTTATTTAATTCATCAACACTTCTTTTCAAAACATCTGTTGCTAATCCTTGAAATTTATCTTGTTGTTCTAAATCTTTTTCACTAAAAACACCTGCAACTTTACCTTCTAAAAAACTTACAGTTTCATCGGCAAGTGGATCTAAAATATCTTCTGCCCAGTCAATGCTTTCTCCTTCTCCTGTTAAACCAAAAATCTGATCTCTAATCGTAGCTTGTTCTGCATCTGTTAATTGTGAAAAGCTTTCTGTGTAAGTATCTGCTGCTTCTGTAGCCCCAGCTGCTGACCCCCTGGTACCACTTGATTGACCATCGGTACTGTAGTCATACCAAGCCATATTGCTGAGTGTTCCAAACCTTGCTGTAACATCCAGATCATTATTGGGATCAAACGGACTATTTGGATCACCATACTGGGTGGCTCTTTCCCAATTATTTATAAGACCTCTACTTGTACCGTATTCATTTAAATAATAATTAGAATCAAATTTACCAATTAAATCATATGTACCTCCATCTTTACTGCCATCCCATTGGTCAACACGTTCATTTGCATAATATGCACCATATGAGTTTTTAACTCCATCAAGCATTGATATTTGCAGGTTTGTTGGAAATATATCAATTGAACCACCTCCTTCTACTACCGTTCCGTCTTCAGTAATTCCTATCCCATCTGGAAATAAACCAGAGTCTCTAGCTGCTTGATTTATTCTTTGTGCAATTCCAGCTAAATCCCCTGCAACGCCATCAGTAGCAAAAATATGGTTTCTATTATCTACATACTCTCCAGTTCGAGTTTCTTGTGCCCAGTTCGCTACATTACTACTCCAGTTATTTAAATCTGTATTGAGTTGATATTGCAAGTCACCTAGCTTGTTCTGTTGATCTGCTACTTGTTGCCGTGGTCCATCATCAGCATCTAAACTTTCATTCCATTTTTCAGCTTCGGTATCTCTCCAGCTTTCACCAGTTTCGTTATGTGCTTCTGCATAATTACTAGCTGGAACCCAAACATTGTTATAATTCCATGAGTCCATTGCAGCTTGACGTTGGCCTGGAGCTGCTTCATTAG